CCCGCGAATCCTTTACGTCCATTTAATTCGAATTCCATATCGTCATCGCCGTGTTGCTCAACGATGTCACGCGGGAACCAATCGCATATCGCCGTTCTGTAGACGTCTACACCGTAAGTGCCTGCCGTTTTCGCCGAGTAATTGCCGGCATCTATTCCGAGTATTAACTTCCGCATATAAAACCCCTTTCGTATTACAATCGTAATATCAACGTGTGAATTTCGTTATTTAGGTAATGCGTTTGTATTACAACGTTAAATCGCTTTGCCGACTTGGCGGAGAATATCGAGGAACAGCGGCGACATTTGCACCAACACATAGCCGAGTCCTGCGTTCATTATCGTCGACCACGCCTTTTCGGAGTTGCCGAGCATAAAGAAGAAACAACCGCCGATCATAATAACGCTAGCTATCGGAAAACTTATCGCTACCATAATCTGAATCAGCGGGTCCAGTACGGTCGCTAACATTTCCATCGACGATTCTGCGATAAACCCCGTCGGAATCATCTCTTGCGCGGCGGGTATGTCTACCGGAACGCCAGTCGGCATTGGTTGCGCTAACTCCGTAACAGGCGCCGTTACCGGTATAGATGCCGTAATAGTCGGCTGAGCCAATCGATGCGCTAGTAGGCCTACGCTAACCGCCGCCGGTATTGCCGATGCTATTAACACCGTTTTATTCGTCGCATAAGCATCGCCTGGCACTCGTTCGCTGAAATCCGTATATTGTGACTCCGGTACAACCTCAATTTTATCCTTACGTTTAATCATCCGTTTGCCTCCTTATTTAATATCCGCTATCGTATAGACCTTCGTAACAGGTAACGCCGCACACGCTTCTTGTAATTGCTTGCGCCTGTGTTCCGTCGTCGTGAGCCACACAAGCGTCGGGAAATGCGCTAGCTTCTGCGTCAATAAGCCGTTATCGTGTAGCGCCTTGTAACGCTTTATCTTCGCTCGATTCTCCGCCATTGTCTGCGTGTGGTCGACTTCGAGAAAATGGTATCGTAAGCTTTGCGTAAACATTGCGTCCACTACGACGTCGAAAGAGCCGTCCGATACTTTAATCTCGCTACGCCAATCGCTAGGGCATCCGTAGTAAAGCCAAAACTCGTTACGCATGACAGTATGCATTACGTGACCGCCTTTCTTGCGTATCTTGGCGCAGTCTACGTATTCGCGACCGGCTTTGCTGAGGTAATAAATCGACTGAAATCCGTCGCGTACGCACATTAGATAATCCGATAATTCGGCGAGCACTCGATTCGTATGGCGTACTGTACTAATGCGGAAGTACTGGCGTAGTTGGTCGCGTGTCATAAAGTCAAAGCGCTTCAAAAGTAATAGTATCGATTCTTGGCGCTGACTTAACGGTTTCTTTTTCAAGCGTGATAGCCTCCTTTACAACGATGTGAGGCGCTAGTGTGTCGCGAATGGTTTCCGTTGAAATGATCGGCGTCTGTAGGATTTCCCGCTTATCCGCCGTCTGATAGATTGCGCGCCCTTTAATCTGCGGTAATAACTCTGCGCCTGTTTCGTCGAGTACGACGCGCGATGCCGTAGCTGATTGCACGCGGAACGATAGCTTAGCGTCGGAGTTCTGCTTACATTGACGAGGGATAACGTCGCCAGTCGGGTATTGTGTCGCTAGTATCTGACGGAAGCCAAGCCCTGCGCCTAGTCTAGCAATTTGCGACATTAACGTCTGACACTCCGACTTTAGCGCTTTGTCCGCCTTACCGATAGCTTCAGCGGGATTCAATTCGCCCACTTCGTCAATTACGATAAAGTACCGTTCTTTGATGCCGGCTTCCTGTACGTTCTTCTTACCTAGCGCCCTTACACGCTTCTGCATCGCTCTCATTTCGTCATAAGCGAGTTGTAACGTTGCTAACGCCTCTTCCGGTTCGTAGGCGATAGATTGCGTCTGCTTTGCGTGTTCATAGTCGCATAATTCTACGCCGCCTTTAAGGTCGACGAGGAACAACTTGACGTGATCCGGGTTGCTACGTATGAGTGACGTTAGCATAGCGTTAATGAAATTCGACTTACCATAACGAGTAGCACCGCCGAGTACTAGATGTGGGATGCGCTCGAAGTCGTGGTATTTAAACGTATTCTTATCGCGAGTCATGCCGACAGGTACGCTCCAATTTGCGCCAGGTTGAAATGGCACTAGCGACGGTAGAGGCTCGTTATAAACGCGTATCTTCAGCAGTCCGTCGAACGATATCTCTAGTTCCTTGCGTTCGGTCAGCTTGCGTTTGTGTAGCGTTTTTATTTCCGCAAGCAAGTTACCGTCGAGTTGTAGCGACTTTAAATCGGATATGCCGATACGTTGCTTGCGGTTATTCAAGCCGTCCTCTAGCGCTCGTTGCTTCGCCAGGTAGTCGTCGAATGAGCGGCCTAGCGGAATCCTGTACGCGTACTCCCAACCCCATTCGTATTGCTTCTTGCGGATTAATTGCGTAGTTAAAGTATCCTTGCCGTCCTTCACGTTTAGTCCGCTCAGCGATATGATCCGCTGTATTTTACCGCTATCATTCGTTGCAAGACCCTTGCGTTTGACATATGCGTTCAAGGCGATTCCGCCCATTACTGACGTCGTTAATAATTCGAAAATCACCGCTTACCTCCCGTCTAATTTGATGACCACCCCGTCCGGTAATCGAGTCATTGCGAAAGCTAGTCGCAGCTAGCGTTTAGCTCCGTTTTAAAACGACCCGATTACCGCCACTCTTATTACATAAGATAACCCGTGGCGTTCTCCGAAGCTTAATCGAGTTTCCTAGATTCGACCGTTTTTAAATAATAACGAAGTGCTTCGCGATATATCCGACTTCTATCCCGTTTCGGTATCTTGCTGATTTCTAAAACTAAGTCGGCGTCGAGTTCGGGATTTAGTTTCGCCTGGATGTTCGGCGTTTCTTTCTTCGTTTCCATTCCGCGACCTCCTTTATTACTTTTTATTACTATATGTAAAACGCCCATAAAAATGCCTGTCCTATGTATTATTTTACGAAATACTCGCCCATTAACTTCTCGGTCTTATCACGCAATTCGTCGCTCGTAAATTTATAACGTTCTTCATAGCCTGCGGAAAAGTACGTATATTCGATACTACCACCGGTAAGTTTCTCGGAAGCTAATCGCATGTTGCGGCGTTTCAAATAAATGTCCGTTGCTTTTAAATCGGCACGTACGATATCTAACGCTTTATCGATTATCTCGACATACGGACGCCCTAACTTGAACGGACTTTTCAACACGGTTTCCCTGTCGCGTTCTAGAACCGTTATTAACATCGGCAGATATATCTTGTTTTCGAAATAGCGGTAATCCTCCATAGTCATCGATGGCATAAGCGACACTCCTTTTCGTATTATAATATCGAATACGCGTTCGTATAGCAAACGAAAAAATTGCCCCACTCCGTTTATTAGAGTAGGGCGTTAGACTTGCGTTATTTAGCTTCGAGTTTCTTCAGTCGTTCTACAAACGGAATCAATGCGTTCCATACGTAATATTGATTTACTTCGCGGAATGGATTCTTACCGTCAGTGATACCGAGTTCCATCGCTTTCTTGCGAACGGCTTCTTGTGCTGCGTTTAATTCGTTTGCCACACCTGCCACCTCCGTTTTTGGTTTCGTTAATTCTGCTAGCCTATCCGATATTGCTTTACGGACTGCGTTACCGCGACCTTCGTCTAAGATACGATGCGGACAGTTCTTGCCCGACCAATCGCGATGCCACTTAACGCGGTCGATACCCCATCCGTATTCCTTTAGTAGCTGAGCCGTATATTCGATGGCGTTCGCCTCGGCTTGCATGTATTTAGCGCCACCTGACTTCGAGTAGCATATTTCAATACCGATTGACTTACGATTGCCTGCGCCACCACCGTCGCCAGCGTGCCATGCATTACGATTAAACGGGATAGCCTCGATTGCTTCTCGGTCGTCAATCGCTACGTGATAGCCAGTCTGCGCTTTATTGCGTTTCATATAGGCGATTTCATTGCGTGCAGTTGCGTCGTTTGCCGTGTTGTGAATCGTGATGTATTCCGGCTTCATCGTATTGGGTGCTTTCAACGTATATAACGACGGTAATATATAGTCCTTTACGGTTACATACATATTACTTCAGCCCGTTTCGTACCGCTAGTTCATCCGCCTTGCGTGCTTTGCGAGTGATAGCGTTATTCTTCCACCAAGCCCACGCCGATGTTACCACGGTGAATACAATCGTAATTAAGTTCTCGACTTGCGCGTCCTCAAACGGCAATGGCGAGAATCCCGATAATACTAGCGTCTGATTCAGTAATGCCAACGCCAGTAGTACCGTTCTGATTATCGTTCCTACGTCTACTTTTTTAACTTCGTTCATTTGCGTTTCCTCCTCGTATATGTTACCGTTATATTTAGAACAGTTTGCTAGCGGAGGCGTCCACGTCACTCGTTAGTCAAACCGTTCTTTTTTGCGTTATACATTCCGCCAACCTCCGCTAGTTAAAGAATAAAGGCGCTAACTGGAAGAT